AGGACCCACCAGCTGTTCTTTCATGGGTGGTCACTGTAGCTATTATCTATCTATTTGGAACGATAGCCTGGGCTTTGTATAAGAGTCTATATAATGGGATGGGGGGGTTTCTCTAATGGACCGCATTGATGCAGCTGCCTTTATCGCGCTAATGCTTGTGGTCATTGTAATCCTGGTCTCAGGCATAGCCTTGATCGGGATATAGGATTGTCTTAGTCCTCTTCTTTGAGATCATCCATGCTAATCATTATATAGTCTATCCCAGCCACTGCTTTAGGGCGTTCATTCCTCCGGACTAGGGCTACGCTATTCCTAAGGGCCTCGGAGGTTTTCTCCATGACCATGTTCATAGCGACCTCAAGACAGTGAGGGCAGCGAGAAACGCCAATGGTTTCTTCGGGAAGGGAGAAGTCGCACTTGGGACAAAAAATTTGGAACACTTAGCTTACCATTACTTCAGTTGAGAATGAGAGCTTAACCGGCTTAATCAATTCATTCGAAGAGATAAAGACCGAGTGTAGTGGCCCATCTATGTTGTTCTCCCAGAACTTTAGGAACTTGAAGATAACCGGGAACTTAGGCGGTAGGTCGTAGTCCTGCCACATATAGGATTGCAGAAGGGACTGGTGATCGGGCCGCCTATAGACTATTTCGCATAGCATCAACCGATAGCCCTGCAGTTGCTTCTCCATCTGGCCCATCATCCATATACTCCGAACGGTGCACTGGACAGTATACAAAGAAACCGTCGGCAACCCAACACATTGCTTCTGCATCCTTGGAGGAGATGGGACATCCTTCGTCAGCTATGGCATCAAGGATCATTGGGCACCCATCGTGCTCGCATTGAAGCCGTACATGATTTCTAATCGACATCTCAGCCTCCGGATAACAGGGTTAATTTGGAAAGCTCTAGGAGTAGAACAGTATGTGCTAGTCCATCTGTTGATCTTATTCGTATGCTGCCCTCCTCATCGAGTCCAACGATGACGGCTGATTCCAGTTTACCGATAGAGTTTTGAAGTATAACATCAGCATCTAGGTGGAATGGCTCGTCTCTAGGAGGGGATACTAACCCTATATCTATTGGTGTTTCATCTTCAGCCACTTTGTACCTCTCATTTCAACACAAACTGTAGGGTAGTATTGGAACAAATACCACAAGATGTAGATCCAGCTAAGCCCTTATCCCAAGGTGAGTGGGGGGAGCTTAGCAAAGTTTTAGCCAGAGAGAGTATGATTGCCTACATAAGGTTGATCGCTCCCTGGTTTACGATTGAGGAGGTTCATTGTGTTATTGCGGCGCACCTTGAGGCCCTGGTTAATCAAGACATAGACCGCCTTATGATCTTCATGCCACCTCGGACGGGGAAGAGCATGATGACCTCAGTATTCCTGCCATCCTGGTATATAGGCAGATATCCCTCAGATAAGATCCTACAGGTCGGCCATAAGGTTGAGCTTCCCAAGGACTTCTCCCGTGAGGTCAAAGGGATCATTGGCCTCCCCCAATATAAGTCCATATTCCCCTCAGTAAGGATGTCTAAGGATTCCCATGCTGCCGGGCGCTGGAGAGTTGAGGACGTTCAATCATTCTATAACCGGAACCCAATGGATGGCCCCCCAAGGCAGGGGCAGTATAACGCCGCTGGTGTCGCCACTGGTATTGCAGGTATTGGGTTTAACCTTGGGATAGTCGACGACCCACTGGATGAGCAGGATAAGGACTCCAAGACCGCCAAGGATAGGGTCTGGAACTGGTGGGGCCCTGGGTTCTATACCCGGCGTCAGCCAGAAAAGAACGCTATATGCGTAACTGCTACCAGGTGGGCAACCGATGATCTCCCCGGAAGGCTCATGGATTTAGGTAGGGCAGGTGGTGATGACTGGACGATCTTGAATATCCCGGCAATCCTGGACCGAAGCTCGGCCAAGAAGATCTACGAGATGGCCACAGGCTACGGAGATCTCGCCATGGTCTCGAAGGATATACGCCCAGGTGGGAGCTTTGCTCCTATTCGGTTTCCCTATAAGGAGCTCATGCGCTCCAAGGCCAATATGCCTTCTCGTGACTGGATGGCCCTCTATATGGGCAAGCCCGTCGACGAAGGTGGCCATATCCTTCAGAAGAAGTGGTGGAGGCAGTGGCCGGACAGGGAGCCTCCAAAATGTGAGTTCATCTTTCAGATGTACGATACTGCGTTCGGTATCCGGGAAACCAGTGACTATTCGGCCTGCACAACATGGGGGGTCTTCAAGCATACGGAGCAGAGGACCGAGGAAAGGGATGAGACTACATCCTTCCACTGTATGCTCCTCGGTGCTTGGAAAGAACGGATCCAGGCTGCGGATCTACGCAAGTTCGTGATTAAGCACTGGGAGGCCTTCGACCACCCGGACAGGATCCTCATTGAGAACAAGGCGTCCGGCATCCAGCTAGTGCAAGAGCTAAGACGCATGAGGGACCCGTCCGTACCTGTATGGCCGTGGACGCCACCAAGGGGCCTTAGGACTGAGATGTCTAAACTCGCTAGGGCACATATGGCTTCTTTAGTTTTAGAGCAGGGTGCAGTATGGTATATGCCTCGCGTCTGGTCGGAAGAGGTTATTGAGGAATGTGCCAAATGCCGATTCGATGGCTCCGATGCTTCAGATGATTTGCCGGACACCGTTGTCCACGCCCTCCTATATATGCGACAGAGCTATCGTCTCGACCTTCCGTCTGACTACGACAAAGAGCGCGAGCGTCTAAAAGGTAAACCCAAGAAGCGTCTTCGCTTCTACGGCTAAGATAAGAACAAGTATAAGACCGCGTGATTGGACTTGCCTTGGCGATGATCGGAGACCCATTTGATCCGGATAGCATAGATCCTCGGTCATCCAGCATGGGCAGCGTCCCTGACGCATCAGCAATTCCCTCAGAAGAGCTCCTAACATTTGAAGAGGCCCTCCTCCTTGGGGAGCCTGATGAAGACCAGGACTCTCCGGAACACCTTCAGAACCTTGCCGAGGTAATGGATGAAGACAAGCTCCAGGACTTAGGCGATGAATTATGCAGGCTTGTTAAAGAGGATGATGAATCCAGGGCCGACTGGAAGCAGAGGTTTGCTCGTGGCCTAGAGATCCTTGGTATCAAGGAAGCAAACTGGGAGAAGGGCGAAGAGCTCTTTGAAGGATGCTCTAAGGTTGTTCACCCACTAATCATGGAAGCTGTGGTCCAGTATCAGGCCAGGGCAGTAGAGGAATTATTCCCGGCGACAGGGCCAGTTAAGGCTGTGATCCTGGGGCACGAGGACAATGAGCGCCGGGTTAAGGCAGACCGTGTCCAAGACCACATGAATTATCAGCTTACCCAGGAAGACCTTACATATTTCAAGGAAACCGGGAAGCTCCATATGTATCTCCCGATCTTTGGCTCGGCCTATCGTAAGGGATACCACGACCCTATAACTGACCGGAACATCCTGCGCTTTGTCTCGGCTGAGGATCTCATCCTCCCCTATAACGCCAGGTCCCTCCAGGAATCCCCACGGATTACCCATAAGTTCGACCTCACGGAGAATGAGGTTAAGGCCTATATAGCGAACGAATACTTCAGGGACGTAGAGACTGAGCCCTCTGAGCCAGAGGATGATGCGGCTAAGTCGGCCTTAGCTGAGATCGAGGGCCGGGAGAAAACTACCACCAAGGACAATCAAGTCTTTGAGATCTTCGAGTGTGATTGCTTCCTTGACCTTCCTGGGTACGAGAGCAAGGACGGCGTTGCCCTACCCTATGTCGTTACGATGGATTCCAACGATGGCACGGTCTATTCGATCTATCGCAACTACGATGAGTCAGACTTCCTAAAGGAACGGACTAAGAGATTTGCCGAGTATGGGTTTGTCCCCGGTCTTGGCGCTTATAGTTTCGGCTACATCCACATGATCGGGTCTTTGGCCCAGGCAGCAACAGGAACCCTCCGTGCCCTGCTGGACTCTGCGGCCTTCTCGAATGTCCAAGGTGGGTTCAAGGCTAAGGACTCCAATACCCAGGCAGGGGAAGTATCTCTGGAGCCGGGCGTCTGGAAAGACGTAGACATGACTGCGGAAGAACTCCGCAATGCGTTCTATACCCCGCCGTTCAAGGAACCATCAGCAGCGCTCTTCAGCCTCTTGTCCTTCCTATCGGAAGAAGGACGACGCTTTGCCTCAGTAACCAACGTAATGGCTGGGGATGGGGAGAACTACGGACCCGTAGGAACCACCGTTGCCTTAATCGAACAGGCGTCGAAGGTTTATTCAGGGATCAACAAGCGGGCTCATGCCAGTGCAGCTGAAGAATTCCGTATCCTTTACCGCCTTAACGCAGAGAACACTCCGGAAGAGGGCTACCCCTACGCAGTCGAGGGTGCAGACCGAGCAGTATATAGGTCTGATTATACAGAGGGCGTAGTTGAAGTCGTTCCCGTTTCGGACCCGAACATCTTCTCGACCACGCTTCGGATCGCACAGGCTCAGGCCTTGATCCAAATGTCCCAGACATTCCCTCATCTTTATAACCAGCGTGAGGTCAATCGCCGGATGCTTGAGGCCATGAGGGTCGCATCTATTGATGATGTCCTCCTGGATCCGGAGAACGTCCCGGAGATGGATGCCGTCACAGAGAACGTGGCCATGCTTTCGAACAGGCCAGTCAAGGCATTAGAGCATCAGGACCATATGGCGCATCTCGCCGTTCATATGAGCTTCCAGACCCACCCTCAGTTTGGCGGGCTACCCCAGGCACAGCAGACCATTGGCCCCGCCATGATGGCACATATGGCCGAACATCTTGGGCTCCTCTATGCACAGCGTAACCGTGAGATGGGCGTACCTGTCCCAAGCATTAACCTCGCTACTCAGCCAGGTGAGGCAATCAACCCACCTGGCGGCGAGGAATATGAGCAGCAGATTACTCAATCTGCAGCCCAGATGGTTCAGCAATTCATGCAGCAGTCAGGTCTTCAGGCCCCTCCTCAGCAGGAAGAGCAGCCAGATCCGATACTCCAGGCCAAGCTCCAGCTCGAACAGATAAAAGGGCAGAACCTACAGGCTAAGGGGCAGATGGATATGCAGATGGCCCAGCAGAAGGCTCAGTCTGACCAGCAGAAGGCCATGATGGACGCCCAGTCTAAGCAGCAAGATGCTGCAATCAAACAACAAATGGCTCAGATGCAGGCTCAGATTACCCAGCAAAAGATGCAGATCGACGCTCAAAAGGCACAGATGGATGCCCAGACTGCACAGCGTAAGGCCGAGGCAGAGCTTGCCCAGACGCAATCTCAGATAGAGCTGGCTCGTGCTGCAGGGCAACAAGAGATGCAGATAGATAAGGCTGCAGGCATACAGGAGATGGACTTAGATCAGGCTGCAGCCGAACAGGAGATGGACTTAGACCGGGAAGCCTTCGATCAAGAGCTGATTATGGAGCAGGATAAATTTGCCCAGGAGAGACGGCAGGCAGAAGAGAAGGCAGCGGCTGATGCTCGACACGCAGATGCGAAGGCCAAGGCCGCCGCCACAGCAGCAGCTAAGAAGGGCCCTCCCGCTACAAAGAAGCCGGGAACGAAGAAGAATGGCTAGTGTAACCGCCCAGGAGATCCGCCAAGCGCGGGCCTACCTACAGCAGCAAAACATTGGGACATCCCAGATCAGCCCTCGGAAGTTTGCCATGACGGCCTCTGAGCTGAAGAAGTCCTTCCGGGAAACGCTGAACATCCTTATCCTAGCCCTCTCTGGTGGCCAGGGCGTAGGGCCAGCACCAGTAGCCAGCCTTAAGAAAGATCGCACCAACATCATCCATGCCGCAGGCGATCAGTTAAAGAAGTATTCAGGAGAAGCAAATGTTAGCGACAGGTACGTTAAATAAGATCCTTAGCGTAGTGCAAGGAAAGGTCGAGACTCAAGAAGCACATATCTTTGCTGGTATGCTTCCGGACTTGGCAAGTTATAGGGCGGCGTGTAAGGTGCGCCACGCGCTTATTGTTTTGGCTCAAGAAATCAAAGAGATAGCAAACACCGAAGAAGATTGGGAAGATTAAATAAATGTCGCAAGAGACCTGGGCAAACCCGGCAGAGACAGAACTACCTAACTGGGATAAGCATCTGATCCCATTCAACTATCGGATCGTAGTGATGCCGATAGCCCCCCCTAAAAAAATTGGTAGCATCATCATTGCCGACTCCGTATCGGACAACCACGAATGGATGAATACCACTGGGCGTATCGTCGCCATGGGTGCCGGTGCCTACAAGCACCCAAAGTACGCGAACCTCGGACTTACGGAGAAAGACCTACCAAAGACCGGGGACTGGGTTATCTATACGCCGTACCAGCCGTTTAGGTTCCGATACAAAGATACGCGCCTTATCGTAATTGCCGACGAGCATATCGTTGGTATCATCCCTGAGGGCGCAAACCCTTGGGACATCCGAGCAGTATAACCATTTCAACTAAGAAAATGGAAAAACAATGGACGATGAAGAACCACAGATCCGGGTCAAGGGTCGCGTCATATGGTATGATTCAACGCCATCCCACGGGTATGGCTTCATCGCTGTAACTGGCAGAACTGATGATCTATTTGTTCACGCAAGCGAATTAGCTCGTGGCGGGATAGAGAAATTAGACAAGGGCGACTGGGTTACCTGCGTCGTTGGTGAGGCCCCTGACAGTGCGCGAGAGTGCGCTAAGGACGTTGAACTCATTACATAGTGTAGAATATATATTGCCTTTACCACCCGGTGAGGTCATATTCGAAAGACAAGTCTAAAGCCAAGCGATGTTCCTAACACTAGGAGAAGAACGCTGTGGCGAAGACAAATATCCAAGATGATGACGACATACTCCCAAGTGATGAGTTCACTAATCTTGATGGTGAGCGCAATTCTGTTGTCGAGGAAGACGATGACTATGACGATGAGGAGCCAGGCCTAGAGGCTGACGCCCCGTCCGGTAAGAGGATCCGAGATGAAGACCTAGATTTCGTCGATGAGGACGAAGAGGACGAAGAGCCAGCTGACGTGTATCAGGATGCTCCGGTAGCGGAAGCATCCCCACAGCCCGACCCGGCTATGAGGGCGATATACGAGCGCGACGTAGAGATCATCCGGCAGAGGGCGGCAACCCTCCAGAGCCAAGAGACCTTCGTTCGTAGCCAGAAAGACCAAACCGTCAAAACCATCGAGGCCGCCAAGAAGGCACTCAAGGCAGCGATGGAAGAGGGTGACACAGACGCTGAGATCGAGGCTAATGAAACCATCCTCAACGCCCGACAGGTTTATAACACTGCCATTCAGGCCGAGCATGAGGTCGAGAATTACAAGCGGAACCTTCGCTCCGAAGCCCAAAACCTCCTCGCCCGCAAGGACCAATCCTTTGCCCCAGCGCAGAAGAAGAATGATGGTTCATCCCTCTTCCCGAAGTGGCGCACAAAGAACGCCTGGTTCGATGATACCAAGCACAGCCCCCAGCGCGTAGCCCTTATTGGGTTAGACGCAGCCCTCAGTGCTGAAGGCAAGCTGGACATGAACACCCCTGAGTATTTCTCAGAGCTTGGGCGCAGGTTCAACAGAGTCTATCCGGGGATGTATAAAGATTCGGATGGCCGTCAGATCGCGACGGGAAAACGCAAACGCGGCAGAGGGCCAAGTGTCCCGTCAGGCGGAAGCGCCCCCCGCGCAAGATCCACTAACAAGATCAGATTAACTAGCGACGATAAAGACATCATGGAGAAGTTCGGAATGGACCCGGACGATGAGTCTCACCGTAGACGCTGGCTTGCAGAGAAGCGCTCGCAAGCAGCCAACATTCAAGCAAGGGGCTAACATGGCTTTCAAGAAGAAAGAAGTTTCAACGGCTGCGATACCTGCGCCAGTTGCGACAGCTGCGACAGTTGCGACAGCTGCGACAGTTGCGACAGCTGCGACAGTTGCGACACCTGCGACAGTTGCGACAGCTGCGACAGTTGCGACAGTCGACACATCGAACATTGTCCATGAAGGCACGATACATGAGGGCCATGAAGCAGAGGCCGTCACCACTGCCATTCATGAAGAGGAGTTTCCTGCGAACTGGACCCCGCCATCTAACCTAGATGCACCGCCGCCACAATCGGGCATGGTGCAACGCTGGTGTCGGATGAGCATACTGGGTGCACCGGATCCGCAGAATAGAGCACGTCAAGCTGGTCAAGGTTGGAGGCCGCGCCGTCTTAGTACGGTGCCAGAGGGAGAGCGTATTCGCTACCCTGCGTTAAACGATTCAGCTTGGGGTGATGTCATTGCTCAAGGGGCCTTGGTCCTTTGTGAGATGCCAGAGCGCCTGGCCGCTCAACGTAAGGAGTATTTTGATTCCTTACGCCACGGCCAAATGCAAGCGCTTGTAGACAACAATATCTTACCGGCATCCGGTAAGGGATACGGCGCTGTTGAGCTGACTCGTGAGAAGAAATCTGTCCGTGCGCCAATAGTGGCGTCGGACGAATAACTCAGGAGTAGAATCGAATGGCAAATCCTAATGCGCCTTTCGGCCTGCGCCCGGTGCGGCATCTATGCGGGGGGACAATTCGTCCCAACGAGTACACGATCCTTGATGGTTACACCACCGCGCTTTATACCGGAGACCCAGTAGTAGTCTCTGGTACGGGTAAGAACGTCAACATTGCAACAGCCGGTTCGTCCGGTGTTGTAACAGGCGTTTTTGCAGGCTGTAAATACACTGACACTACGGGCAAGCATATTACTAGCCCGTATTGGCCAGCAAGCACTGCAATCCTCACTGGTTCAACCACGACTGCTTTCGTTTACGACGACCCCTGGATTTTGTTTGAGGTCGAATACGACGGAGCGTTGGTTGCGGCAGACGTTCGCCTATTCACCGATCTTGTTTCCGCAGCTGGGAGTGCCTCTAGGGGTACATCTGGGTTTTCGGCAACAGGTGTGGCGGGCTCTGAGGACCAACTCAAAATTTATGGTCTGTCGAACACAGTTCGTGAAAACACCAAAAACGCATATGGCGCAAACTGCGTCATTGAGGTGTTGATTGCGAACCATGAGTTCTCCTCAGACAGTGTGGAGGTCTAACCCATGGTTATGAACAGAACACAATTCAAAGAGCAGCTTGAGTTAGGTCTCAATGCGTCCTTTGGTATGTCCTACGACGAGCACAAAGCCGAGTGGCCCGATCTGTTTAAGACAGTGAAGGCGACGAAGGCTGTTGAGTATCAGGTCCAGGAAATGGGACTTGGCGTAGGCCGTGTCAAATCAGAGGGTGCTGGAGTCGCATATGACGAAGGTCGCGAACTATGGACTAGCAAGTTCTATGTCCAGACGTACGCATTAGCCTTCGCCATCACTGAAGAGGCCGAGGAAGATGGTCTCTATGGTGATATCGGTCGCAAATATGCCCGTTCGCTCGCGCGTTCGATGCGTATTGCAAAAGAGATCGAGGGTGCGTCCATTCTGAATAACGGCTTTGATTCCTCTTACACTGGCGGTGACGGCTTGGAACTTCTTTCCACAGCCCATCTCAAAGGTGTTGGCGGAACTTGGTCCAACGAGTTAGCCACGTCGGCTGACCTTTCAGAGACCTCACTTGAAACTTTGGCCATCCAGATTGCCAACGCCACTGACGACAGAGGCATTAAAATCATGCTCCGTCCGAAGTGCCTGGTAGTCCCGCCTGATCTTGAGTTCGTAACCGAGCGTTTGCTTGGTGGACGCGAACGTCCGGGTACGGCGGAACGGGACATCAACGCGATGCACAAGCGCGGTACGATCCCCGATTGGAAGATCAACCATTACCTCACGGATACGGACGCTTTCTTCGTCCTTACCGATGCGGATGGTGGCCTCCAACACTTCAAACGCAAGCCCATTAAGCGCGGCGTCGAAGGCGACTTCGAGACCGGCAACATGCGGTACAAGGCTCGCGAGCGTTATGTCTTTGGTTGGCATGATGCCCGTGGCGTCTTTGGATCGCCGGGCGCGTAATTGAATTGAATTAAAGCAAAGACCTTTCTTTCCTGAAAGAACAATCAGGAATTCACCCCTGGTGACCGCATGTCGGTCTGATTGGATATTCTAATGACTAGCTCTTACCCTAATGGGTTTGCAAACGGCGTCTCTATTCGTGGCGTCTCTGTTCTTAATCAACACGGTGGAAATGTTTTCTGGTGTGATTCCGGCGCTGGTGGCGACGGCAATCCTGGGACGTATTCCCAACCCTTCAAAACCCTAGACTATGCTGTTGGTAGATGCACTGCATCTAACGGCGACATGATTATGGTGAAACCTGGCCACGTCGAAACTGTCATTGCGGCAGCCGGTCTTGCCCTGGACGTTGCCGGTATCAGCATTATCGGTCTTGGTACAGGCACTCTTCGCCCGACTGTCAACTTTACAACTGCCACAACTGCTGACATGGACGTTGATGCGGCAAACATCACGGTTCAGAACTTTGTGTTCACTGGCGGCATTGACGCTCTCGCGGGCCCAATCGACATTAACTCAAATGACTTCGCGCTCATTGATTGCGTAACCCGCGACGTGACTGGTCAGACGACTGACTTTATCGTAACGGATGCCAATGCTGATGGGCTTCTTATCAAAAACTGGCGTCATGAAGGTGCAGCTGCTGCTGGAGCGGCAACTGCAATCACTATCGTTGGCGGCGACAATATCACCATCGAGGACTTCTGGATTGACGGTAACTTCTCTACTGCCGCCATCGAGAACGTCACGACTGCTGCTGTCAATCTTAGCATCTACGGCGCTAAGCCAGCATTTGTTCGTACTCGCAACGCTGCAGACGTGCTTATCACGCTGGTTGCGACAACGACGGGCAACATCGGGCCGAACATTTATGGTCGGGTAGCTGACAACGCTGCCAATATCACGGAAGCTATTGTTGGCGCAGATGCTCAGTTCTTCCAGCCCATCGCTATCTGTAATCTGGACGGCGAAGTGGCCTTGAACACGAACATCACGGCATCGACTGACGCCTAATGAATGGGTGGGGGCTTCGGCCCCCATTCACTTTCTCTTGTAGGAGTTTCAAATGGCTTCACGCCCACACACGTTTTCGCTAACGCCTGATGCGGCTGATGATAATGGGATCTCCGTTAGTCAGACGCCTGCGGCTGGCGGAGCGCAGAATCTAACCATCACGGGCGCTTTAGCTTCTGGTGGCGTTGCAACTATGGATGTCGCAAGGCAGGTCATAATCACATCTGCTGGAGACGAATCGGGACGCACATTTTCTGTGACAGGAACTAATGTTCATGGCGATGTGATTAAAGAGGATATCACTGGCATTAACATCGGTGTTGCCACTTCAGTCCATGACTACAAGACGGTTACTCAAGTGCAGGTTGATGCTGATACCGCTGGGGCAGTTCTGGTCGGCACAAGTGGCGTCCTGGCTTCTGCTTGGTACCCACTAAACCGCATCGAATTTGCGACACACAGTATCGCTGGGATTATCTCTGGTACGGCTAACTATGATGCCGAGCTCACCTATGACGATCTCTTCAATCTGGATGTAGCGGCACCACAAACAGCAGGTGCTGCCCCAACCGTCTTTAACCATGCAACTGTCGTGAATGAGACGACCAGCCAGGAAGGAACAATCGCGGCACCAGCCACTGGCGTTCGACTCAAGATCAATAGTTTTACAGCTGGAGCCGTCGTTTCTCTGACGATTATCCCCGCCTCACCATAAGGTCACGTCATGTTAAGCCCAATACTTGCACGAGAAACTGATAAGTATGACTCTATCTGGCAGATAGAGGACTACCACAACAGCACGTCTCCAGGCGCTGAGATGGTCGATATGTTCATCGACATCGCTCAACCACCCCCTCATTCTCTTATCCTAGATATTGGTGCCGGTGCAGGGGCCGGGTCTCGCGTCCTCAAGGACAAGGGCTTCACGGTCCATGGGTTCGATCTCATGGACACTGGCTGGCGGCAGGAAGATATCCCCCTCCATATCGGAACGGTCTGGAAGGCCCCTCTAAACGTCCCAGGGATGTTTAATTACGGCTACTGCTGCGATGTCATGGAGCACATCCCCACCGAGTTCACGGCCTTGGCTGTATCGAACATGCTTGCGAAGTGCGCGCGGGTCTTCTTCACCATCTCATTCTACCCTGACAACTTCGGCCAAAGGATCGGCCAACCGCTCCATTTGACGGTGAAGGAGTTTACCTGGTGGAGGGACATGCTCAGGGAGGTCGGCACGTTACAAGAGGCCAGGGACTTGATTGGAGAGGGAGTATTCTATGTCAGGTAGTCTCAAGGGCGGGATCGTCGATATCGACATTGCTCCGAGTATCCTCAATGGAGAGGAACTCAAGAAGTACCAAGACGCCTATGACTCTGGGGAATATGATAACGGAAACTATTATGTGATCGGCCACCTTCTGGCTGGGGTTGCCTCATTCCGGCGCAAAGCAGCGCAATCTGAGGCTGCAGCAGACGAAGCAAGGCGAAAAAGCAGGGTTTTGAGCGTAAAGTTAAATGCAATGCACGGCCTTAAGAGCGAAACCAATAAGGCAGCCGAGGTTATGCGGGCGCGAATGTACGAGGAAAACAAGGTTCTTAAGGCGAAGATAAAGGAGTTAGAGGGTGGGTAATCATGAGATTGCGCTTAAAAATGCAAAGCACCCTGGTTTTAAGCGCGAGATTATTGACAGCACATGCAGTGCCATTGGGTCCGAGGTCACAGATGCCGATCAGCTAATGGCCTCCATTCAGGCCCACATGGTCTTTCCAGGGATCGTTATAGGATCAGAGAACAACTGCCAGAACGCCAAGGGCCAGGGTCTAATCTCTGTCAGTGTCCGGCATATCGCATGTGAAAACCCTGATTGTCACCACTTCCCCATCCTGGATATGAAGAAGTTCGTGGCCAACACAAGTGACCTAGATGCCGCGTCAGACTGGATCTATCAGAAGTGGGCTATCGAGGGAAACAAGATCTACCTCCACTGTTTCCACGGGATCGAGCGGGCCCCACTGACCCTTGCCTACATGATAAAACGCCATGTTCTCCCAGGGTTTCCGTTCCATAACATCTATAGGTGGGTCCAGACCAAGCGCCCTATGGCGCAGGACAGGTCTCACTGGCTAGAGAAAGAAGTCCAAGAGGAGTTCGGCATATGACAATCACAGCCGTAGAAGACAAGTACCCAGCAAGCTGCCTTGGTCTCACCCCAAAGTTTACTCCCCCAGAAGGTTCCAGGGTTTGGACGAATGATGTCATGCAGCTGAATGTTCCTGACGATTCTATTCTTCAGAACATAGAACATAACATTAAGCGGCACCTTCCGCAGGCCCGTCCATATAATCCTCAGCCAGCAACGCTCGCCATCGTTGGTGGTGGGTGGTCCCTAGAGGACACTGAGGATGAGCTTCGAGACATTGTCTTCGACAAAGCTGTTATCACTGCGCTTAACGGGGCCGGTAACTGGTTGGTTGAGCACAACTTTCAGCCAAAGATCCACTACATTATGGATGCTAGGGAGGAGTCCATTGGCTTCGTGAAACATAGGGCAAAGGGGTGCAGATACCTTATTGCTTCTCAGTGTGATCCAAGCATCTTTGATGCTCTTGAAGGGGAGGACGTAACCATGTTCCATGTGGTGTCCTCAACCTCTAAAGAAATGAAGGACAAGGACAAGGGCGGCCCTGTTGGAGGGGATGGAATTAGGGCGCTTCTGGACAAGCATTATAAAAAGAGGTGGAATGAGGTCCCAGGTGCCGGGACCATAGGGATGGTTTCACTACCTCTTTCGCTCATGCTTGGGTACAGTTCAGCTCACCTTTTCGGGATAGACTCTTGCTATCCTGCGGGGGATAGGTATCATCATGCTTATGACCAGAAGGTCAACGACGGGGAAACCCAACTAAAATTCGAGTGCGCCGGGAGGGACTTTATATGCGCCCCCTGGCAGGCCTCACAAGCAAATAACTTTATTGAAGTCACGAAGGCGCTAGGATCAAGGCTGCAGCTTTCGATCCATGGAGATGGTCTCTTGGCGCATATGGTGGAAACCGGAAGTCAACTGTCTTCGGAGACTTAAAACTATGGCTGTACAGGCTTTCAAATTCTACGATTCCTTTAAGGAACACATGGCGAACGGAAACGTGAACCTCAATACAGACACATTCGACATGCACCTGTATCAATCCGCGTCCAACTTCGCAACTGCAACATTATCAGCCCTGACCTCCCTGACCAGTGAAGTCGCCACGGTCCTCGGATATACGCTATCCGGTAAAGCGATGACGACGACCTGGATTGTAGGCGCGTCGGCTGGCGAACGCAGATTTGATGCCACGGCCATGATTTGGACGGCAACAAGTGTAGATATTGTTAATGTCAAAGGCGCTGTGATGGTCTGTCGTAGTGGTGCTTCTGGACGAGATCCGGCCAACAAGCTCTGCACTTACGCATCGCTGACCTCTACACAGTTTACGGTTACGACTGGGAACACCCTCACTCTAACGCCACCCGCAGGCGGGATCTTCGAGCTTAACTAAACCGAGTTCGGTTCCTCCATGTCGGGGTAGGTAGATCCTATGCCTCGACCAATCGCTTTGACATATAATGGCTGCTCTTTATGTAGACAGCGCGGCGGCGGGGACTGCTTCGGGCTTAAACTCGTGTGGAAGAAGGACGAGGAGTAGGCGATGGCTAATGAGTTAATAAGTAACACCTGCCCTGGTAGTGTGCCGTGCG